AAGTAACTCAGGGTAATCGACAACAACTGCGTCTACTTGGACTCCTTCACGGATCATTAAGTCAGAAATTAACTGCTCAATCTTAGCAGGTGTAACTGCTTGCGGAGAGTAACGAGCGAAGTACAAGTTACCGAAATGCTTACGGTGTTGTTGAATGAAAGCTTGTCTCTTATCGAACTGCTCATTATTAAGTACACTACCTGTAAGGATCGTACTTTTGTTTTGTCGTAGTAACGATTGTTCGAACTTTAGAATCATTCGGTTTTCTAATTCCTCTAATGCAATGAACAATACGTTGTAACCATTCTTCGTATAGTTTGTAGCTAGGTTGGTAAGGATTAATGTTTTACCTGTACCTGAAGCAGCTACGATTAAACCTAACTCCCCTTTGGCTAATCCACCACCGTTTAGATGGTCAATATCTTTAAAGCCAGTTGGAATCATGTTTTGGAATAACGTGCTTAATGATGTACGCTTATATTCTGCATCATCTAATACGTTGATGATTTCATTACGTTTACCTGAAATGTTTAGCATCAAAATCTTTTTAAATTCATCAGGTAACTTCTCTAGGAACTCTTTATTCTTCAAGTTCGTTGCGGCCTTAGTTAGAAGGTCAATCGACATCTTCTGACGTACGTACTCTTCAATCTTCTCATCTATAACTTCATTGTCCCCACTGTTACGAACCTCGTATAAGTAGTGAACCTTACCAAAATAATCTTGTTGTGTCAGTGCGTCCTTTTTCATGCGGTCCAGTTTCTCTTCCGTCAATGTAAGTAACGCATCTTCTGTTAAAGGCTTGTTGTTCGTTTGGTAATACCGTTTAACAATACTCGCTAACTCGGTATAAGCAGGTGAACCCTCGAACACTGTCAAGGGAGCCACTGCAAGAACCTCTTTCGCAAAGATTGGGTTCTCGATTGCCTTACGTAATATTTGAGTCATAATCGGTGATTCCATTTTCCACTACCCCCTCATGTCCCACAAAGTTCTATTTACTTTCATCTCGTACTGTTGTTTTTCGTATTCAGCTATGTAGTGGTCAAGGATAGTCCATTCAGACTCAGGCTTTTCCTCTTTTACATCTTCTATGTCGAATTGGTTTAAAACTCTTTTGATAGCTAACTCTAGTTCATTAGCTAGTTTCTCTCTCTGTCTTTTCTTGTACTGCGGCCCTTTGTAAGATTGCTTTCTACTCATCGCTTTCTCCTCCTTATTGTCTTCGTGAAGTAGTATATCACGCTTGTCCTACTTTGTAAACAAGACTGTAACTTCTTCTTACGATCCGAAGAAGTTAGCAATCAAGTTATCCATATCTGCTTTCGGTTGTACGCTACCTACTAACTCCCAATCTTTATTAGACGTAATTTCCTTGTGGTCTACTACGTCTTGATAAGATTGTTCCTTATTGATGAAACTTACAACTTGTGTAATGTCTAACATTGAGAAATCGTCTACTGGAATCTTCTCTTTACCGTACTCAACGAATGCTTCACGAAGGTCGGCTAATGTCAACGCCAATCCTTTTCTTTCTGCAATCAGTTGTAATACGTTTCGAGTTTCGTGGAGGGCAACCATCTCGTAGTATAGGTCTAACCCAAGTTTCTTTTGGTTTTCTTTTGTAGCATTTGGCATTACAAGAGCACCTAAGATGAACTCTCTAATTTCACGAACTTGTTCTCTGCTCTTAGACGGGTCGTTAACAGATGCTAACGCAATTTGTGCCATTTCAGAACCAAGGATTACATAACGAGGAAGTACTTGCTCCCCTTCTAGTTGCATTAATGACTGTAACACAAGGAACTTCTTAATCGTGTTACGAGTTTTAAACGATACTTTCTTGTTTACAAGATTCTCACTAGTCATATCGTAGAAATCAACTAAAGCATCTGCTCTGTCATCTGCGAAGTCTCCACGTAAGAACTCTTTAATTGATGTACCGTATTGCAGTAAACCTGTTCCTTTTTCAGCGTGCTCGTAAGCATCACGGATAGCTACAACTACAAAGTCATTCATAAACTTCGCTTTGTACTCATGATATACTTTGAATGAGCCACTGTACGATTTTTGGTATGAGCAGTATTGCTTGTACACATCGTAAGAAGTATCACCCATTAATGCGTTCGTGAATGGTAGCATCTTCTTGTTCCCTTTACGAGAGCTGTCGAAGATAGAACGGTTGAACTGTGCAGATAAGTATACGGCAGGGTCGATGTCCCCTTCTTCGCAGAACTCACGGAACTTTTCAAATTGTTGCCAACGTGACGATCCGAAGAATCGTTCAGGTAATACATCGTACCCACTGCTTACTGTAGGAACTGCATTCCCTTCTTCTAATCCGTTTGCAATATTAAAGTTGTGCTTATCTGTAAATAGCACTGCATAACGATTGTATAAACGAGTGATTAAGTATGTACGGTAGTTACCAACTGGGTTATCTGTACCTTGGAACAACTCCCAGTTTGGGTGATTACCCATGTCCTCTAACTTATCGTTTACCTCATCAAGATTCTTTTGTTTCTCGGAACGTAGAAGTTGCGCTTCGAATAGTTGTTGCTTTGTTCTACGATTACGTTTTTTCTCTTTTGGTTCCTTCTGCTTTTTCGGCAGCTTCTCTTCTAAAACATCTTCAATGGTTACACGCTCCTCTGAATTGATGAGTGCTTTGTCCGATGTTTCAAAACGAATAAGAGCAGGGTTGAACATGATTACTGTTCCACCCCCACGTCCTCTCTTCGCTTTTAACTCGATAATTTTTTTACTTTCCAACTCCTGTAAGTAACGATGAGTTGTTCGTATGTCCTGTCCCATATCACTAGACAGTTCTTTCTTTGTGAATGAGATAGCATAATCACTCACCTGTTTTGCTTTATCAACTAACTTTGTTAGAAAATCTAGTACTCTAGGCTTGATACCCACTACTGACGATTCTAAGTAAACTCCGCACTCCATTGGTTCTCCTCCTTGTGTATTGCGCTTGCTTTGTAACTACAGTATAACACATACTATAACGATTTCAATATCTAAATTCTATTCCATAACCCGAACGTCAAAATTCTCGTTTTTGTAAATCTTTAATCGTTCCTTACTGTGCTCTAACAGGTACTTGTGTGTCATGTCGAAGAAATCGAACACCTGCACTGTATTACCGTCTATACCGTTTAGACGTAATCCACGACCGATCCGTTGTAAGTTTACACGTAAGCTTTTACCTCCCCCCGACATAAGGAGCATTCCGATAGACTGAATGTCTACCCCTTGGTCAAGGATACTAGAAGCAATTAATATCTTTGATTCACCTGTACTAAATCTTCGTAAGTATTCGTTTCGGTCATCCATATGTAAACTACCGTTTGTAAAGTCGCTTTCTAGTTCGAACTGCTCTTTCAAAATCTGTTGTACTCTGAGACCATGTTCGATGTGGTTTACAGATATTAGTACCCCACCTGGTTTGTTCTTCACGTACCAACTAGCACATTTCGCAATGACTGTATTACGATAATCGTTCTCGGCAATACCTAGCTTGTACGCTTCTAAGTATGTATCTGCTAATTCAATACCTCTCGGCTCCTTAATCGGGAACAAACGAATGACTGGTCGAGACGATACACCCTGCTCGATTAAGTAATCGTTCGATACCTTGAATAAGTCGTTACCGTAAACACA